TTCGTACTTTTGATAATATGATTATTTCAAGAGTCATAATTGATTCAACTGGTGGACCATCTACTCAGCCAGTTCAGATTACTGCTCAAGTTGCAGGAAGGTCTTATGAGATTGGACCAAGAGAAATCACACAACCGGAGAGTCAAGTATAATGTCCTTTGGGGGTGGCGGTGGCGGTTCGGCTGGAATTACAGCACACAAACATAACGCCCAAGCCGGTGAAGGTGGACCTTTACAACTCAAAAATTCAACTACAACAGGTTCAACAGTTCAATTTAATGGCGGAACAGAGACAGTAATGGAAGTGATGTTGTAATGACAGAACCAGTTGTAATCGGATTCGGTCAACTCAAATGGGTTAAAGACGCTAATACTAAAATCGTAGCTTTAGCGGCCACTACTAGTTTTACTAATACCGGTTATGATTTAGAAGAATCTGCAGCCGGTGCAGCAGGGGCTACCTATACGGTTCCAGTAGGTAAGCAATTCATTATGTTATGGTTTCGTCCCGTAATGAATGGAGCAAGCGTGAAAGAAGGATTTTATCTTAATGAGAGATACGGGGGCAGTAATTACAGAAAGTGTGCCTATGGCATGAATGCTCAGGCAGACGACCCAGTATTAGATAAAAGTGACATTCAGTGTTATTTTCCTTTTCAAGCAGGCAGTACGGTTAATGTAAATACTTATACCGCTTCAATGAATATGACTTTTTTTGCTTTAGGAATTGAAACTGATGTTTGATGAAATTATTATTGCATTATTGATAATTAATTTAGGTAATGTGTATTATTGGTTTAGAAAACTAAACTCTAACCTTTGTCTGCTTAAGGTCTTTAAGAAACAAAAGGAATAGGACCTTTTTTAATAAAAATTCGTCATAAGTCTCCATAAGCAGTTCTCCCACAAAAAGCCACCAGAATATCTTCTCTATCTAAACGAAACTTGGGTAAAAAAGATTGGATAGTGGTTTGTCTAGTCATCTTTCCACACTCTATCCAAGACTGTGATGAGGTCTTGTCTCTGTGTTGCATGACTAGTTACAAACCACTGATTATGATATGTCTTAAGGATTTTGATAACGTAGCCGTCCGTTTTTTCATAACCTTTTTCCTCTAGTTCTTGTGCTTTTTTCATTAAGGCTTCGATTCTATACCTTGCTTCTTTATTGGTGGTCATTGTTCAAGCTCCTCTAATTGTTCGTCAATCTTTTCAATAGTTGGAATGTATTGATCATATCTGTCTTCTCGTTGTCCTTTGTCAAGATGTGCTAAGATGTAATTAGCGTCCTCGAGAGTCTCAACTTCGATTTTTATCAACCATGTCATTAGATGTTAGTGTGTATGTTTGTTAATATGTCTTTGGTGTGAAGAAAATTACACCACTAACTCATTTTTAATCGTTATGTGGTGTGCCACAACCCCGAAGGCTAATTCCCCCTTGACCGCTTCCCCACTCACTTAGGATTGATACACTCGGGTTAAAAAAGATGGCTATATCTACATAAAACAAGGTAAAAATAAGGTAGGATAGGGGGTGTGGGGGAAAGGAAGGATATAATTAATACTAAGTATGCAGTAAACTATGGAGATTGACTTACTTGTATCATCATTGGTCTTGGTTTCGTGTGTATTCATTGGCATTTCCGGTATTATCATTACTAGGAATAAGACAGCTCTTACACCAACGGCTCGTAGACGTATGGCAGAACAAGACGCAGAGATTAAAACAATGTATGCAGAGTCTAGGAAACTTAAAGGAGCAATTGCCAGAATGAAAAGAGGACCAGAACTCACCCCTGCAGATATCAGTGCAGGGGGTCATACTGTAGTTGATACTTTGATTGATGGTTTACCAAGCAATTACAAAAAAATCGCCAAAAAGTATAAACATTTAGTGGAGCCTCTAGTAATGGATTCAGATGGAAACCTTAAGCCAGAAGTTACAGAAAAACTCGCAAGTATTATTAGCAAAACAAACGCCAAGCCAGAGACAGCAGTTAGCGGACCCAACGAATCTCTCTAATATTATAAAACGTCCTACCCCATGCCGATTATGTATCGGACATGGGAAAATTTATAGAAATGATATAGGCGCGCGAGGAGTAGAATATTTTTATTTGGAGCACTGTAATAGATGTGATGGTAAAGGCTTCGAACCTACTTAAAAAATTATTACCGATTGGACTGGTAATAGGGGGGTTATATTTTTTATCACAATCTAAAAAAGTGAATATTTTTAGAACCAGTGAACCTTCTCTTACTGTAACCCCTGCAGAAGCCATCCCCATTATGTTTGAAAAAACAACTCTAGTGCCAATATTTCAACAAGAAGAATTAACACCAGAAGCAGCTAAAACCCTCTTAGAACAAGAATATGGCACTTTATACACAAAAGAAAGAGTTAGAGCAGATTACCAATATCATGCGAGTCCCCATAAGTCTTATTGGATTAAAGACTGGAAAGATGATTTTAGAGTTTTATAGAATAACTTAATTAACCATTAATGGACTTCTAATACATGGGTATTATAGCCAAGATTGCGCCATTAGCCTTACTAGGTGTTGGTATTCTATTCTTGGGGAACGCATTAGTGCGACCCGCCCAAGCCACACAAACCGCACAGGCTCTCACATCGTCTGGTGTTGGTCTTGGTCAAAGTTTAGGTTCTATAGGCGGTGGAATTCAAGAATTATTTTCGGGATTCGGAACTGGAACTGCAAAATTACTAAATCCATTATTTACAATTAAAGATTTAATCGGTTATGGGGGATTCGATAGTGAAGGCTCAGGTAGTACTGCACAGTCAGGATTTGATAGCGGAACCGGCATTGCAAGCGGTGGAACGCCATTAACGGCCAGTCCAAATACACGAAACTTTGTAGAGACTCTTAGTCCTAGTTACGTTCTAAACACAAACGCTACTTATTCATTCATTGAAGATAATTACAATCCAACAGACCAGATAGCAATTAAACGAGCAATAGAGGAATCTAGAGCCAAATATCCGGAATACTTTGACGGTGGAGCCAGTAGCAGATAATGCCTAAGTATAAGACTATAAGAATTAAAAAGTCAAACGGTGGCACTAGACTTCAAAAGGTTATGGTCCTGGCTTCTGGTAAGTATAGATTTGTAAAAAACAGTACGAGGAAAGGTGGTGTGCGAAAAACTGCCAGACGTGCATACGAACCAAAGACAACTAAAAGACGTAAATCAACTCGTAAAGGTCAGGTTCGTAAGACTGCAAGACGTGCATACACCGGTATTAAGAGAAAGGTAAGACGAAAAACTAATAAGGACAGTATGTGGAACTGGTAGTATGGCTAAGAAATTAACTTCTATGTTTAAATCAAAAACAATAGCAAAGATACTTGCCGGAATGGGTGTTGCAGTTGCAGTTCCAATGGTTCTCAATGCAGTTTATCCTAGTGCAAGTCCAACAATCAATAAACTAGCCACTGGTCTAACATCATACACAGTAGGCGGAATCGAAACTTTAATAGGTTCAGCAATCCCAATGTTCTTAACGCCTATGATGAGACAACCAGTACAATCCGGAGCCGGATTAACACAAGGGAGAACGCTTTAGACATGGCTGTACCCCTAATCAGACAATATAACTCGGCTTTAGCAGTTGTAGGTGTTCCAGTTAACGCCACAGACGCAATTACCGGAGAAACTCAATTACAATTATCAAATGATAATGTTATTGAAGATTTTGTAAACTCACCAGACACTGCAAACGCAGGAGACTTAATCCAAACAGAACTTTACATAAACCAACTTCAAGCAGGACCAGCATTCTACTCTGTATCTTCTAGTCCAACCACTGCAGGACGTCAACCAGTAGGACCAATCCCAATTTCTGCTCAAGGTGGTAAACAAATTTCTTACCGTTCACAAGCACAAGCCACAGTAACAGCTTTGCCATATACCTACACCTTTCAAATCAGATATCGAAACTTCTTTTAGGTGAACTACTAAATGGTAGTCATAAATGGCAGGGAATTTAGAACCGAGCCAAACTCAACTCGATTAATTACAACACCCGTTGCTGTTACATTAGCACCTAATACAATACAAGCTGTTGACTTTGCAAATCGTTATGGCGGTCCTGCTACATCTTTAATGATTGATAATACAGACGGAGCGCAATCTATCACATACAATGTAAATGGACAATTTTTAACCCCGTTAAACTTGGGGGCTTCTTCATTTCGTACTTTTGATAATATGATTATTTCAAGAGTCATAATTGATTCAACTGGTGGACCATCTACTCAGCCAGTTCAGATTACTGCTCAAGTTGCAGGAAGGTCTTATGAGATTGGACCAAGAG